TGCAGGTAACGGTGGCGCTCCTGAGTCAGGACAGTTTGGTAAAGCTGGCTCTCAAGGTGGAGGCGGTGGCGGTGGAGGAACCGAGCAAGGCGCTCCTGGTGGTTCAGGTGGCGATGGTTTAGTAGAATTTAGATTTTTGAGAATATAATGCCTTTAACAAAATTAAATTTTGCACCAGGAATAGACAAACAAAATACCGAATATGGTGCGGAGGGTCGTTGGATAGACTCTGATAATGTAAGATTTCATTACGGTTTGCCACAAAAAGTAGGTGGTTGGCAAAAAATTATTGACGACACGCTTATAGGCGTTGCAAGAGATATTCATGCATGGACATCTTTGGATGGTGTAAGGTACACGGCTCTCGGAACAGATAGAAAATTTTATATATACACAGAGGGTACAATCGCTGATGTTACTCCTATAAGAAAAACAACAAGCAGTATATCGAATCCATTTACAACAGATGGAACTAATAACGTTACTGTAACAGACACTGGACATCAGGCTACACTTGGTGATTTTGTAACTTTTGATTCTTTTTCTGCAATTGATGGACTTGATATGAATGCGGAGTTTGAGATTACATCTATTACAAACTCTAACAGTTATGTCGTAACACAAACTAGTAATGCCTCTGGATCTACTTCTGGCGGTGGCGGCACTGGTAATATTAATTATCAAATTAGTATTGGGCCAGATGCTTCTGTGTATGGTTATGGTTGGGGTATAGGCACTTGGAACACAGGCACTTGGAATACACCGAGATCAACTTCAACAGTTACACTAGATGGTAGAAATTGGAGTTTTGATAACTTTGGTGAAGATTTAATAGCTACGGTGCACAAAGGTGGTACTTTTAGGTGGGATACATCAGCAGGGTTAACCACAAGGGCTACTGTGATATCACAGGCTCCTACAACCTCTAGATTTAATCTAGTATCAATGCCAGACAGACACGTATTTTTATTTGGCACAGAAACTACGATTGGGGATGCTACAACAAGAGATGATTTATTTTTACGATTCTCATCACAAGAGGATTTTACAACATGGACACCAACAGCAACTAATACATC